GGATTTACCCCCACCAGCCGCCCCGCCGTAAAATGCAACGTCGGCCGATGTTGCCAAAAATTCGTACTGCCTCCCCTCTTGGGCGGCTATGGTGATGTTATTGTCGCCCATTGTGAGGTAGCAGGATTGTCACGGTCGCTTTGGTTTCAATCGCTCCCCCGTCCTTCCCCGTCACCTCTTGACGCTCGACATAGCCACGGCCGCGCCCTTGCGTCTTGAGGAAAAAGATAATAGCCGTAGTGTCGCCTCTATCTATGTTGCCTAGCAATCGGCTCTCGGCCGCGTCAATCAACCCCTCGCGCTGGTCTGCCACAACTTGCTTGAGGTCAGGCCATTTTTCAAGGTAGTCATAAATGGTCGAGCGGTTGCACCCCAGCAATTGCGCGGCAAAGGATAACAAGCCCTTGCTCTTCACAAGTGCTTGCTCTACTTTGTCCTTTGTCATGCGCGGTTTGGCTGGTGCTTTGGTAGTCATTTTTATAGTGTTGGGTTTGTTGTTGGGCACACTACTTTGCTAACCCCAAGAACTCAGCCCGTGCGCTTGCATCTTCTCTGAATATCCCACTCATAACAGAGGAGGTCATAACCCCGTCGGTCTTAATCCCGCGCATCGCCATACAAGTATGAACCCCCTTGGCGATAACAGCTACATCGGGAGAGCCTGTTAATTCGCCCACGGTGTCAGCTATTTGTTGCACCAGCCGCTCTTGCACTTGCAAGCCGTGGGCGTGTTTGTGGGCGATTCTAGCGAACTTGCTCAGGCCAAGAATCTTGTCCTTCGCAATGTAGCCAATAGAGATGTCAGCCCAAAATGGGAGTAGGTGATGCTCGCAAAGTGACCAGACCCGTATACCAGAAACAACTACCATCTGGTCTACCGCCTCGCTAGAAAACGATGTGGCAAGCGTTCCCGCTTCGTACTCAATAAACTCTTTCCAAAACTTAGCCACGCGGCGCGGTGTGTCTTGTATGCCCGCACGGTCGGGGTCTTCGCCAATGCTTTCCAGAATAACCCGAACCGCGTTCATTACTTTTTGTTCGTCCATTATACGCCTCTTTTATTGCCCCAAATTAAAACATGCAAGCGGGTTGACAACTTGTAACCCCGTTCTATGATACCGCCAATTAGCTCTGCCGTCCTGCTGGTTACAATTGGCTCTGTGATTCCCAGCGGCATGACATAGACATTGGTTGCGCCCACATCATTAACTAGCCTATCAACCTCGGCAAAGTCGCTATTGCTCGAGACAACGAACTTGAAGGCGTGAGGGCGGGCTTGTAACGCTTTAAGCGCGTCGGGCTTGTGTCGTTTGCTCATATCGTTTCCGCTATGTTCTAGCTTGGGGCTAACGGTGAATAAGTTGGGCGCGAACTCGGCAATGGGGGCGATGGTTCCAGCCGTCTCTATTTCAATGTACCAGCCCTCGCCCTGTAGTATGTTGCACAGTTCGGCAAGGGCGGATTGTTGCAACATCGGTTCCCCGCCGCTAATGACCAAGTGCTTTGGATTGTTTGGGAACGCCCTCAGTTTGTCGGCGACGTCGCCGATGGTCATGGGGATTGATTCAATCTTTTTGTCAAACCGTTTCCAATCCCATGTATAGGGCGTGTCACACCATACGCAAGCGAGGTTACACCCAGCGAGGCGAAGGAAGATACACGGTTGCCCGATGTTCTGCCCTTCGCCCTGAATTGTTACGCCGAAAATTTCATTGACGTGCAAAATCATACGCCATACTCCGCCCACGTCTTAGGGGTTTCGCTTACCCGCACGGCCTTTGTTTGTGGCCAGCGTTGCTTACAAAAGTCAAAGATAAACTTGGCGATATTCTCGGCCGATGGCTGAACCTCGCCCATAACGTCGTTCAGATGGCGGTGGTCAAACTCGCTATCTAGCCACGCCTTAAGCGGGGCTAGGTCGCCATAGTCAACCAAGAAGCCAACGCTGTTAAGAACGCCGCCGCCCAGCACTACCTCTATAACATAGTTGTGTCCATGAAGCCGCCCGCATGGGTGGCCGCTTCTCAGGCCGTTAAGCACATGAGAAGCCGAAAACGAAAACTGCTTTGTAATTTGGTACATAAGTGTAGCCTAGTATACAGACAAGCCCCTGAAAAACAGAGATACTTGTAATTATTAACCAATCAAGCAAACGAACAGGAGAAAATCACATGACCGCTAAATTCCAAACCACCGAACAAATTTGCGACGACATTTTTAACGCCAGCCAATTCGCAGACACTTTTGAGGTTGAAGATAGTGAAGTCGGTAACGACTTTGTTAACTACTTTGACGAAGAGGGTAATGTTGCCCATGTATGCGCCTTGACGGGAACGGTCACAATCTTCACCCCAAAGGAGTATGACGAAGCTCAACAATAGCCCCGACCTCGTTATCCTCAAAAACGCTTACAATAACCCTTCGCTCTTGATAGCGAAGGGTTATTTTTTTTGCCAACGACTCGGCTATGTTTTCGCACGAAACGCCGCCAAACTCTGGTGCACCCGTGTTTTGTTTGCAGAAGTCTAGCAGGTCGTGGAACTCTACTTCTCGGTCGTTGTGGAAGACCTCAAGTGATACCTCGAAGTAGAATAGATGGCGGTGGCGGCTTGCTAGGTATTCGCGCTTGCCCGTTGCACCGTTCCAATTATGCCACCCCTCTTGTGTAAACCGAACAACGGCAAGTGCGCTCATGGGTAAACCTCCAGCCCTAAGTCTTGCATTGCTTTAATGTGGTTACGCCAGTTAATTTGCATCATGTTTGCCCCGTATGCCGCCATCTGCGTAGCCTTTCGGCTTCCAACGTCTGAATGCGGGTCACTTGCAAGCTGGTATTGAAAGTCCTTTGGCATGTCGCCAAACGACTTGCCCATTGCGGTCGGCTTGTAGCCGCTCCACCGAACCGACGAAAGCCATGCCGAAGAATCGCCGCTATTGATTGGGAGGGCATAAAGCCATTGATTAGGGGTTAGCCCCAAGAGGTGTATCCACAAGTGGGGGTATTTTCTATGTCGCTCCCACGCGGTTGCAACTAGCCTAAGCCGTGTAGCCCTGTCAGCCTGAACAACGTTGCCGAAACATATGCGGTCGTAACGTTCGGCCAGATAGTCAAAATAATCCCAGCCGTCATTGAAGGGATGATAAACAGGAATAGGATTTAGCCCCATACCCTCGAGCATCGCCCGTGTTTTGATTTTGTTTTCACGCCCCCCTTGGTCAAGCTCTATGTAACCCCAAGACCTATCCCCGTACTCGCGCATGATTGAAACATAACGGGCAAGAAGGTCGTCGAACCCGTCAATCTCTTGCGGCGCAAGGGCAAGGGCTTCGTCCATTGTTATCCCGTGCGCCCTCATGTGGTTATTCGTCAGGTTGAAGATACCAGAATCTATAAAAACCTTTTTCCCAGCATCTAACCACCCGCTCATGTGGTTGATTTCTTTTTGAGTGGATAGCTCGTTTACTGCAACCAAAAGATGGGTGTGGGCACTTGCCCCGTGTGTCATGCGCTCAACGTTGGAGGCGATAAAATAACAATTCGCCTCGTGGGGGTCAAATGTTCCACCAGTGCGTATCATTGTTTTCTTATCGCCTCCGCTCCAAATATATCCTCGTATCTGTCAAGAATATGCCCAGCAATATATTTGTCAGGTTGCACCATGACAATTTTCTGGAGGTCTGCTTTTTGAGACATGGCAACAAATGGCCCCGCGTATGGGGCAAACAATACCCCGTCCTTAACGTGTGGGAGCCATAGCTTGCACTCGGTAACAACGTCGGCGACGACAAGAACGTGCTGCCCCAGCCGCCAAACTTCCGAATGGGCGACGACGTGCCGAGGTTCCCCGATTGTAATATCAACCAGTGCCAAAAGTTCACCCGTTGACGGGGTAGGTTCCCCCGCGTCGCTATCTTCCTCCTCCCCCACTTGTTCCTCTACATCCCGCCCAAGTCATTCACCTTCATTCCAGCTAGTGTTTTTGACAATAAGATTTTACTTGAGACTAACCCTCAGTACCTTGCCAACCTACACGCGCTAAACGAGATAGACAGGGAACGGCTGTTACACGCTAATCACAGGATTAAAGCCAGCGCGGGCAAGGTGTTTAGCCGTGAATGGT